CCCTGAAATCAAAGCCTTCAATGAGCGATTCGGCGGGAATATCAACGCCATAAGACGGTGGGGCGAAGCCATATCACCCGCCGCTGCGATCGCTCGCGATCTCGGGATATCGCTCGGCGCTTTCAAAATGCTGTTGCCTAAGGCAAGAGCTACGGACCTTCCGGTCCGGACGCCGGCTCCTGGCTATCCGTATCGGGAGCTAAAAGAATTCAGGAGGGAACCAGGATGAGTATGATCTCAGCCTACGAAAAAGAGATGACCCCAACCAAGGTCAAAGCCAAAGAGCGTCACGATGTCGATATTGACAAGCTCGTCAAGTTCGGCGCCGTCGGCCTTGCTTGTCCAAAGCCGACTTTCGCCGATCTCACGCAAATTCCATCCAGTCGAGGCGAAGCAATGATTCGGCTCCGCGAAATCATGTCCGACTACACTCAGCGCGATCCGGAAGCGGTCGCGCAACTCATGAAGCTACCTCTCGAGCAGGCTCTCGAATTCATAAATGCTATCAAGCCCCCAGCCCCAACTCGCGATGATTTAACAACGCGGTCCGGGCAGGGTCTTGAATCGAACAAAAATGCCCAGCCTGCAACGAAAGCGGAGGCTCCGGCCCCCCCCGGCAAGGAGCCGACGCAATCGCCCTCATGAACCCTGTAGAGCGGTCTGTGAACGCAATAATTTGGCTATTCCTGGCGGTCGGAGTGGGCACGTTCTCTTACTTGATATATAGTGCCCACTGACACCAAAGAGGCAAAAATGAGAAAGCAACGCTCCCGCATGTCGCGCCGGTCTTCCCGGAAGGACTTCAAGCGGAAGTCCGAAACGCATCCCATGAACCGCGTCACTCCTACTGGGACCATGCGCGGTGGAATCCGCCTATAGTGGCCGTTTGTCATGATATCGGCCTCCATCCTTGTGGCAAGTGCCCCGGTTGCTTATCAAGTCGCGCAAGCGACTGGGCCACTCGTCTCATGCACGAGCGAGCCAGCCATGACGCTAACTCGTTTGTTACTCTCACTTATCGGGACGATTCTGTGCTTGATGTTTCTAAAGACGACTGCGTTCTCTTTTTAAAGCGGCTGCGCAAGCAGCTGGAGCCCGTGAGGATACGCTTTTATCTCGGGTCTGAATATGGCGATGAGGGTCATCGCCCGCATTATCATGCCATCATTTTCGGCCATGACTTCTCAAAAGACTCTGGCGCTATCCCAGTCAAAACAAATCTCTTTTCATCCCCAATTCTTGAAAAAACTTGGGGTCATGGCTTCGTCTCGAGCGGCGAAGTCTCTCCCGCTTCGGTACGCTACGTCACCAATTATATCCTGGGTAAAGACAAGAAAAAGGTCCCGACCTTCATGGACCCTGAGACCGGCGTCGAGCGCGAGCTTGCGCCCGTGTTCGCCTTGATGTCTCGTCGTCCTGGCCTTGGTGCTCAATGGATAGACGAACATTCCGGCGAGACCTATCGAGACGACAATATATTCCTCGACGGGTTCACCCGTCGGCCTCCTCGCTACTACGACTATCGCACTTTCAAGGGCGATGAAACTGGAAAAAAACTCTTGCAACTTCGGCGCCGTTCTGATAGACTTAAGCCGATGCTGAAAGACCCCGCCTCTTGGCTGTCAAACAATCACCCCGCCCGCAAGGCGGCCGCCGTCAAAATTGACAAGTCTCTACGTCAACTCCGCAAAAAAGGAAACCTCCGATGAAACTTGAAGCCTTCTCCGTCCGTGATATCAAAGGCGAAATCTTCGCCTCTCCGTTCTTCGTTCCAAATCTCGAGATCGCGAAGCGGCTCATGATCCAGCTGGTCCAGGACGCAAGAACCGACCTCGGCAAGTATCCTGCCGACTTCCACCTGTATTCCATCGGGTTCTATGAAACTGATACCGGATGTTTGACTCCTCATCTTCCGCAAATGGTCTGCACCGCGACTTCATGCCTTCCTCGACCGGCTCACTTTGCCCCCGCGGTGGTCGATCCCGTTCTGGTTTCCGACGGGTCCGTGGGGGCTCGTTCTTCCGAAAACCCTAAGGAGATATAATGCAAAAAATCATGCCCGGCTCACTTCCATCCGCAATGTCGGTCAACTTTGCAAAGGTGCCCGACGTCCAGATTGAGCGTTCTAAGTTCCAGCGGAATCATACGCTCAAGACGACCTTCGACGCCGGTTACATTGTTCCCATATTCCTTGAAGAGGTCCTGCCCGGGGACTCGCACTCTGTTTCCATGTCCATCTTCGCTCGGCTTGCCACACCTATCAAGCCGGTCATGGACAATTTATTTATGGATACCGCCTTTTTCTTCGTTCCCATGCGGCTCATTTGGGAACACACGGCGAACTTCTTCGGGGAGCGTAAGCCAGATACTGACTCGCCCATTGCTTACACGATTCCTCACGTCCATATGCCCGCCTCTACGGGAGGCACCATCGGGTCCATATGGGACTACTTCGGCCTGCCGACCGGAGTTGCTGATCTCGCCGTGAATTCTCTACCGCTGCGCTCTTACAATAAGATTTACAACGACTGGTTCCGCGATGAGAATCTCATCGACTCAGTTGTAGAGCGAATCGGAGATACCGGCGACCTTCCTGCCGACTTCACGCTGTTGAAGTCAGGCAAGCGCTACGATTATTTCACATCGTGCCTTCCGAATCCTCAGAAAGGCACCGCCGTGTCCATCCCGGTCGGCGCCAGTACCGCGCCTGTTACGCGCGTTACCAATGCAACTGCCTGGAAAGTCTATGACGCGGGCGGCAACACCCTGACAACCGCGAACGACCCTCTCGGCGGCTATACTGACGGTAAGCTCTACGGCGGCGGAGTCTTCCATTCTCTGGATCCGGACGGTCAGCTCATCGCTGACCTCAGCTCAGCGTTCGCCACCACTATCAATGATCTGCGGTACGCTGTTCAGCTCCAGGCACTTCTGGAGAAGGACGCCCGGGGCGGCACACGCCTGATTGAACACAACTGGGTCCACTTCGGGGTTCGGTCATCCGACGCACGGCTTGACCGCAGTGAATACCTCGGGGGCGGGACGACCGCCATCAACTTCCACCCTGTGGCTCAGACCACGGCTCAGAGCTCTCCCACCAACAAAGACGCGCAGGGCAACCTCGCCGCTTACGGCACCTGCTCAGCTCAAGGCCATGGCTTCTCGAAGTCCTTCGAGGAACACGGCTATATTCTTGGGGTTGCGCGCCTGCGCGCCGATCTCACCTACCAGCAGGGCCTGGACAAGCTCTGGAGCCGTTCCACTCGGTATGACTTCGCCTATCCCGTTTTCGCCCATCTCGGCGAACAGGCAGTCCTCTCGAAAGAGATTTACTGCGACGGGACTGGCGACGATGACGACGTGTTCGGCTATCAGGAGCGGTATGCTGAGTACCGCTACAAGCGCTCTCAGGTGACCGGTCTTTTCCGGTCCACTGGGGCCACCCCGCTCGACTACTGGCATCTCGCCCAGGAGTTCGGCAGCCGACCGGAACTTGATGAGACCTTCATCACCGAGGATCCTCCCGTTGATCGCGTAATTGCGGTCACATCGGAGCCTCACATCCTGTTCGATTCTTTTATCAGGATGACATCGGCCAGGCCGCTGCCGGTCTATTCCATCCCGACCTTGGGCGGGAGGTTCTAAATTGGCTGGAGAAGGCGGCTCCGCTTGGGCCGGTGCGGGCTCGGCCCTGATTGGTGTGGGTGGCGATCTAGCCACCACCTACATCAACAGGGCCGAAGCTCGGCGTAATACTGACATCAATATCAACATGGCGCGCGAGCAACGCGCGTGGCAAGAAATGATGTCCAATACGGCCCATCAACGGGAAGTTGCTGATCTAAAGGCCGCAGGCCTAAACCCTATCCTCTCAGCTGGCGGCGGCGCTTCTTCTCCTTCCGGCTCATCGGCTCAGGCCGTTCTGGCCGACAATATGGGAATCGATGTCGAAGGCGCTCTCTCCTCAGCTCGGCAAGCCTCTCGACTCGGGCAAGAAATTGCCAATATGAAATCCCAAAAACAGGCTATCGATGCCGCGGCTGATGTGGACCGCGCGACTGCGCGCGTCCGAAATGCCGAAGCTGAAATGGCTGAGGCCAACGCTGTTAACGCCCCTGAAATCAAAGCCTTCAATGAGCGATTCGGCGGGAATATCAACGCCATAAGACGGTGGGGCGAAGCCATATCACCCGCCGCTGCGATCGCTCGCGATCTCGGGATATCGCTCGGCGCT